ATAAAACATCAGAAGATTTGGAGGGACCTCCTTAACTTTTGGACTGAATTTACCGGGACCGGTTTATTTCAGGTTTTATTTTTATTTTTCTTATTTTGTAAAGTTACGTTTGTTCATAACAAAGATAATGGCTCAGGGTTTGAAAATTTCACAGTTACTAAACATTGATGAATTTGGTGCTGAACAGAGGGGTCAATTTCTTGATCTCATGATCACAAAACCAGATAGTCAATTGGGTGCTATGATGCAAAGGATATTGACTGATAAAATCGATGATTCTTTGCGTGAGAGGAAGACAAGGGAGACTGTCGTGATTCATGAATTGTTGTCTCAAAAAGATCAAAATAAACTTATGGAGATTTATCCAGAGTTTAATATTGTTTTTAAAGATGACAAAAACATGGTCCATGGTTTTGCTGCTGCTGAAAGAAAGTTGCAAGCTTTGTTGCTGATGGCTAGAGTTCCTAAACTCGAACCTGTAGATGACATTGGTGGGCAATGGTCTTTTTGGCTAAGCAGAGGTGACAAGCGAGTACATTCTTCGTGTCCTTTAATTGACATGAGGGATAAACAGAGAGAACTGCAGAGACAGAATTTTCTTCGTGTGTTCCGGGACAATGCTACAACTTCGGAATCCAGAATTTCTGATGATCAGTTTGACATGTACAATGCATTTAAAGGAGACATTGACGTTGCTAACTTCGTTAGGTGCAACAATACGTTTCAAGACTGCAACTGCAGAGGTTACAGAGCAGATGGGACGAGAATTGGAGCTACTAACGCCATTGCATTGCACAGCTTATACGACTTCAAATTAGATGATGTAGCTGACGCTATGATTGAAAAGGGGACGAAGTTTTTGCATGCTGCGATGTTGTTTGCGCCTGAGGCTGAGATAGAGAAGGAAGGACCTCTTCCAAGTGTAGATGGTTATTACGAGCGAAAAGAAGGCTCATTGATTTCGTCCGAGAAAATCTTTTTCGGATTTAACAACGATCCTTCTTACGCTTATATCCATGACTGGTCTGAGTACAAGAAGTACCTGAGAGGTGAGCCCTTTTCAAGGAGGGGACACGTTTTTATGTTTGAACCGTGGCAAGCGAGAGGCGACACTATGTTCTTCACGTTATACAGGATGACAGGAGTACCAATGACTAACTTGTTAGGCAATGAATACTACAGACGTCTGCATATATCAAGATGGGAAGGAATGGTTGTGGTTCCTGTGTTTGAGATAGACGAAATCACAAAGAAACTAACAAAGAGTTCAATGTATGTCGAGAAGGCGTATATGGACAAATGTTTGGATTATGTTTCAAGGTTATCTGATCAACAGCTGACGATTAACAACGTTAAGTCGTTTATGAGCTCGAACAACTGGGTCTTGTTCATTAACGGGGCTGCCGTTAAGAACAAACAATCAGTTGATCCGAGGAGATTGCAATTATTAGCTCAGACTCTTTTAGTCAAGGAGAAACTCATGAGACCACTAATGACTGAAATGCGAGAGAAGATGGTGTTACGAGCGACTGCGGTCAACTCGGTAACAGGAACACTGAAAGTAGCTTGGGGCAACTACTTCGACGGAAGTCTGCGTAGGAAATGCCTACTGAAGCTGGCTCAAGTGCTTGGAACAGAAACAGGGTTAGAAGTGCTGGAAGTAAAAGATGCACCTAAGTACATTGAAATCAATGATTATCTTACGGCAATCTTTAACGAAACCACTGAAAAAACCGATGGATCTTTACCAGACCTAGACGAAGCTAAGAGGAATTCAGACAAGATATCCAAGGAGGCTGCCGAAGCCGCTGTACAATGTGTTAAAATGCAATTCCCGAAGTTTGAAAGCTCCGATTCTCTGAAGGAACCATTAATCCGGAAGATTGATGGTGACGTTAAGAAAAAAGGAAAACAGAGGAGGAATTGCGGCTTGTTAACCGGTTGGACGAAGTTACTCAACAACACCCATGCTCACGTCGGATGGCAAAGGTTGTTTTTGAAATCTAAGATCGAAAGTGAGAGCGAGGGTCGCAAGCCAATGACTGATGAAGAAATTGAGGCTGCTTTAGATGATATCATGGAATTAAACGATGTGAATTTGGAAGCTTATAAGACAAGAACCGTCAATAAGGAATTCGATATCTTTACTACGTGGTTAGCTAGCACTTACGACACAGGTTTGGATTCGGAAAAGGAGTTGATTACTAATCTCTTGGCCACAGCTGCGGTTAGAAATAAGAAGGCTCTTTCTGATAAACTAGCAATGTTGATAGATGTGGACGACTCAGTGAATTCATTTTTGCGATCGCTAAGCGATACTGATGATGATTCTACTGATGTTGCTGACTGCAGTGCTAGTGTTTCATCCGATACTTCATGTGTGTCGAGTGTTGTGTTTAGACCGACAGTACCACCAGGTTTTGAAGACGTTAACCTGAGGAAAGGAAAGACAGTGATTGTTGACAACGATGCGGCGGAAAGTTCAAGTTCTTCTGAGAGGAATAGGAACCACTTCGCCAACTTCGAAGTCATTGAAAACTGTAGATTTGGAGACGCTCCAAAGGAAACAGGTGATTTTTCAGTAGACAGCAGGTTAGAGTTCATTCATTACTTGCGCTGTTTGATATGTGCCCAAAATAATGAGTTACTGGGAAAATACCGAGACTACGAAATGGGAGTGGTCAGACCAGGAGGAAAGGGTTATCCTGATGAACTGGGAGTATTCGATCTAGCTCTTAAGAAGTGGATTATCAAACCGCCAAGTTGTTCTTACAACAAGGCTTTTGTGCCAGATGTTTCAGCGAAGGAACAAGGAAAATGGATCGGTTATTTAGTAGATGCTTCATGGGGAAAGCAAGGGATTGATGCATTTAGTTGTTATACTAACGTGGCCTGGAAGGCGGACATTGCTATTGTGTGCAGTCAGACTTTCTTATGCAATGAAAGAATAATACTTAAAAACCTTGCAGGTTTGGAAGTAGTACCTCTTCGATGCAAGTTTAAGTTAGTCGATGGTGTACCAGGTTGTGGGAAGTCTACTATGATAGTAAACACCGCAAATCCTGTTTTTGATGTGGTTTTGTCTACTTGCAAGGAAGCAACAGAAGATCTGCTAGAGAAATTTGCTGCCAAGAAGTTTGGAATTAATCTAAAGAAAAGAGTTAAAACTGTTGACTCTTTTTTGATGCATTGCTCTGACGGAAACTGCGTTGGTGATCTACTTCATTTTGACGAAGCTCTTATGGCTCATGCTGGGATGGTTTTCTTTTGCGCGCAAATCGCTAAAGCTAAGAAAGTGATATGCCAAGGAGACCAGAAGCAAATTGCTTACAAGCCGAGAGTTAGTCAATTGACTTTGAGGTTCACGTCATTGATTGGAAGGTTCGATGAGGTGGAAGAAAAAAGGATGTCTTACCGTTGTCCAGTAGATGTTGCTCTTACATTGGATAGATTCTACACTGGGAAGGTGGTGACAAAGAATTCGGTTCTACGCTCGATGGATGTGAAGAGAATTGGCTCAAAAGAACAAGTAGAAATGGAACATGGGATCCAGTACTTGACCTTTTTGCAGAGTGAGAAGAAGGACATTGCAAATTTATTATGTCAGCGGAAAGTCAAGTCATTTGTAAACACTGTTCATGAAGCTCAGGGGAAGACATTCAAAAAGGTTAGACTTGTGCGGTTGAAGCCTACTGATGACGTCTTGGCCAGAGGACAAGAGTACCAGATTGTGGCCTTATCCAGGCACACCCAGTCATTGGTATATGAAACAGTGAAAGACGATGAAGTGAGTGCTCTTATTCGGGATAGCGCTGCTTGCACAAAGTCCTCTTTGATGAGGTACTTCGTGGAAGATGCTATGAAATGACGGTGTCGGTCAAGGTTCGATGTCTTTAGACACCATGATGGTCCTTGTTCAGTACCTGATTCTGGAACTCCTGTGGATATCCAGAGTTGGTATGATGAATTATTTCCATTGAATTCGGTCAGAGACACGAGCCTTGACGGGTATATGGTGAATACAGAGGACTGCAACTTGAGGTTAACTGATGTGACTTTGAAGAGTGGAAATTGGAAAGACAAGTTTGTTGAAGAAAAGGAGACCTGTTTAGTTCCCGTTCTAAGAACTGCTATGCCAGACAAAAGAAAGACGACTCAGCTGGAAGGTCTTTTGGCTTTGCAAAAGAGAAATCAGGCCGCGCCAGATTTGCAGCAGAATGTGCATTCAACTCTATTGGTGGAAGACACTATCAAGAGGTTGAAAGAAGTAGTTTATGATGTTGAGAAGATCAGAAGTGATCCTATTAACAACAAGGCGCACATGCAAAAATGGTGGCGAAACCAAAGTACTGCTGTTCAAGCAAAAGTGATGCAAGATGTGAGAGAGTTGCATGAAATAGATTTCTCGTCGTACATGTTCATGATTAAATCAGATGTCAAACCAAAGATGGATTCAACACCTCAACATGAGTATTCGGCTTTACAAACCGTCATATATCATGAGAAGTTAATCAATTCGTTATTTGGTCCGATCTTCAAAGAAATCAATGAAAGAAGGTTAGATGCTATTCATCCTCATTTCGTGTTTAACACGAGGATGACGGCTTCTGATTTGAATGACAGAGTGCGGTGCTTACACCCCGACGCTGACTATGACTTTATTGAAGTAGATTTATCTAAATTCGATAAGTCAGCCAATAGGTTTCACTTGCAGTTGCAATTGGAGATCTATAGGATGTTTGGGTTGGATGAGTGGGCTGCTTTCCTTTGGGAAGTTTCACACAGTCAAACTACGGTGAGAGATGTGCAGAATGGAATGACTGCTTACATCTGGTATCAGCAAAAGAGTGGAGATGCTGACACTTACAATGCAAATTCTGATAGGACTATGTGTGCTTTGCTTTCAGAACTGCCTTTGGAGAAATGTGTTTTGATGACCTATGGTGGAGACGATTCGTTGATCGTGTTTCCAAAAGGTTTGAAATTGGTGGATCCTTGCGAGAAGTTGGCTACTAAATGGAATTTTGAATGTAAAATATTTAAGTTTTTAGTACCAGCATTCTGCGGGAAGTTTTTGATCAGAGTTCAGGATAAATTAGTTTTTGTGCCGGATCCTGTGAAAACTGTTACAAAGTTCGGAAAGAAGTGTATTAGAGATGTGCAACACTTGGCAGAAATATACATTTCTTTGAATGATGGAAACAGGTTACTGAGTGACGCGAATGTGTTGTACGCGTTAGATTGCGCTGTGGCTGACAGATACAGATATGGTAAAAGTTCCATATACGCTTTGTGCGCATTATGGAAGCATATTCGAAGTTTTACTGCATTTTGTACTTTGTTCAGACAGAACGGAAAAGAGTTAAACCCTAACGACGTGGATTGGGAGAAGGCGAAGGCGGCGGTGAATCAATTTTACGATTGGTAAGACTGAAATTCTGAATTTCTTCTTTACTAAGTTAATCCCAGTTGGCGGTTGATTTTGCTCTAGGAGATACTTCAGAAAGAATCAAAATGGATATCATTCGTGCTGCTGACGTTAAGACGCTGAACACGTTGAAGGAAAAGACCTTTAATTTGACTAATTTTAGCAATCTGAATGCATGGCAACTCATGGTTGATGGTGCAAGAAAGAGACCAAAGTATTTTCATCGTAGAAGAGAGACCGTGTTGTCAAACGTGGCTGGTTCATTAACTGAACATAAGCTAGGTATATTCACAATCGAAGATGTGCGTAATGTTAAAAGTTACAAGTTTCTTAGAATTGTTGGTATACAAATCAAAGTTACCTCTCATTTACCAAGAGATACTTCTGGTTTCTTACAAATAGACCTGATTGACTCAAGATTAACTGATGGTAGAAAAAGAAGCAAAGTATTACAAAGGTTCGTAGCAAAGGCATGCGACAATACTTCAGTAGTGCAATACAAGTTCGATTACTGTGTTAGTACAAGAGAGAACATTGCTGATTTGTGGAAGATAGGTACAGTTGCAGTGAACGTACCAGTTGTAGATGACTGCTACCCTTTTAGTGTAGAGGTGTCTATGATTTGGGTGGCTACTGACTCTACTACTCGACTTAATGTCGAGGAGTTAAATCAAACTGATTACTTAGAAGGAGAGTTCAGCGATCAGGAGATGTTTGATACCTTTATGGACTTAAAACACGCTGAGATGAAGTCGGTTGACGTAAAGTTTAAGGGAAATTATTTGCCGAAGGCTTCGGTTGATAGGAACATTTCCAATATGGAGAGAATACCAGATTCTATTAAGAAGTCTGGGAGCATTAAAAAGAAAAGATGAAGTGTGCCGTGTCAACTTGTGAGGTTGAAGCTCAGTCGAACAAGTTTACTTGTTCTATGAAGTGTGCGAATAAGTATAATCGTCATTTAGCCGAAAAGTACAGTATAAAAAGAAAGTGTGAATGTGTTAATTGTGGATGGTATCCAGCGATCGAAGTTCGTGCTGACTTTATTGAAGTGTATTTCTGCTGCGGCATGAAACACTTAAGTAAAGTGATTTCTTCTAATCCGAAGAGGAAGGAGAGATTAAACTCACCTAAAAGGTTATTCCGAGATGACATAGATTTCGGTTTAACTGGCTTGTTTAACGAGTCATGTTAGTTTGATGAGAGGAAAGTTCCTCTCGTTTAAGTTGCAAACCTACCGAGTAGATTCCTACCTAGAAAACCTGACAAGGTTAGTAAAGATGGATTTGAAAATTGATTGGAGGCAATTTTAAATTGATGAACGTTCACTACATTAGTAGTTTGTTTTTCAATTAGCATTAGTTTAAGTACTATTATTTTGTGTCGTGTGAGCGACATTTGTGTTATGCATATTAGTTTGTGTATGAGCTAGGTATTGGTTAATCCCATGCTTAAGTGGTTCTACCGTAGGGACGATAGTTTGTTATTATTATTATTTTAAGTTTGATTTGTGAAAATCTTCTGCTTTCTGAAAAGGTCGTTGACCAAGAGAAAGTGGGAGGGTGAGTAAGTACTCTTGAAGTGGTGATGGTTACAAGGCATAGAAGGGTTAAACCCTTCCGCCTACGTAAGCGTTATTACGCCC